ACTTGAAGAAGAAGCAATCATCTGTATTAAGATCGAGCGTGATGTTGAGACAGACGATGAGGTTCTTCAGAACACCACCAACTTTGTTGTTGACAAGAACAGGCCGTTTGCTAAGTTGGGCAATGCTGGTTCAGTCTATTATGATCCAGAGACTACAATACTTAGTGAAGAGACACCGTTTATAAGGAGTGACCTAGCAGCATGATTGTATTTGACGTAGAAGCTGACAACCTCTTGGATGATGCTACTAAAATACATTGTTTATCTTACACATCTGATGGGGTTAATTACGACACCTTGTTTGACTATAACGACATGCGTGACTTGGTTATGAGTCAAGCTGGTTTGATTGGTCACAACATTGTGCGGTATGATGCGCCGTTACTTGAGAAGATATTGGGCATCAAGCTTGAGGCTAGATTGTTTGACACTCTACCTATGTCTTGGGTGCTGAACTATACTCGTGCAGGTAATAAGCATAACCTTGATGCTTTTGGTGAAGACTTTGGTGTACCTAAACCTAAGATCAATGACTGGGTTAATCTCACTCAAGAAGAGTATGCCCACCGTTGTGTTGAAGATGTCAAGATAAACTGGTTGCTTTGGCAAGACTTGCTCAAGCGATTCATAATCATCTACCAGAAGGACAAGGTGCTGTTGAATAAGTTCTTCCGTTACCTTGAGTTCAAGATGCGATGTGCAGCTGTAGCTGAGACTGTTGGTTGGAAGCTTGATCTAGACTTAGCTACTAAGTGTGTCTCAGATCTTAAAGCACAACAGGTAGACAAGGTGGCAGAACTTAAGACTGTCATGCCTAAGGTTGCTAAGACTCAAGTAAAACGTAAGCCTAAGAATTGCTTCAAGCAAGATGGTTCTCCATCTGCTCATGGTGAGAAATGGTTTGCATTGCTTGACGAAAACAACCTGCCAAGACATCATGACGAGGGTGTACTTGTCCTCAAAGGTTATGATGAGCCTAACCCTAACTCCCCGCCCCAAGTAAAAGACTGGTTGTTCTCTTTGGGTTGGGTGCCTTGTACTTTCAAGTATGAGAAAGAAGATGATGGTACTGAAAGAACTATACCTCAGGTGCGTAAGGATGGTGAGCTTACTGACTCAGTACGTTTACTTGTCGAAGACAATCCTACAGTAGAAGTTCTTGAGGGTCTCACTGTCATCCAACATAGACTTAGTATCTTCAAAGGTTTTGTTGAGTGTGAGCGTGACGGTTATGTGAAGGCAGAGATTGATGGCCTCACTAATACACTACGCTTCAAGCACAAGAAACCTCTTGTCAACTTGCCTGGGGTGGACAGACCTTGGGGTAAGGAGATCCGTGGGTGCCTCACTGCACCTCAGGGTTACGTACTGTGTGGTGCTGATATGACCTCTCTTGAGGACACATGCAAGCGTCACTACATGCACCCTTACGATCCAGACTATGTTCTTGAGATGTCGCAGGATGGGTTTGACCCACACCTTGACTTGGCTAAACATGCAGGTGCTGTATCACAGGATGACATCGACGCTTACAATCAAGGCAACAAGCCTGAGCTTAAAGCCTTGCGTAAGAACTACAAGGTAGTCAACTACTCTGCTACCTATGGTGTTGGTGCTGCTAAACTATCACGTACTACTGGTCTACCTGCCCACGAGTGTCAGGCATTGCTTGAGGCTTACTGGGATCGTAACTGGTCAGTCAAGAAGTTTGCAGAGTCTCAGCACATACGTAAACTAAATGGTGAGATGTGGGTACAGAACCCTGTCAGTAAGTTCTGGCACAGCTTACGCTACGAGAAGGATGTGTTCTCTACACTCAACCAATCAACTGGTGCTTACTGCTTTGACAAGTGGGTTGCCTACTACCGTACATGTAGGGGTAATATCATTGGGCAGTTCCATGACGAATCAATCAACTTAGTGAAAGAAGGAGATCAAGATGTTCACAGTAATACTTTGACTTGGGCTATTGAAAAACTTAATAAAGAACTTAAATTAAATGTTGACTTAGGTATAGACATACAATATGGTCAACGATATAGTGATGTACACTAAACATATAGGAGGGCCGAATGGCTACACGTAAAGTAAAACTAACTGGTACTGCAGAGTGGGCAAAAGTATTCCCACAGAACCGTGACTTGCTAGGCTTTGATGGAGCTTATCAAGACTGTGATGGTGCTTGCACTATTGATGTCATCTTGGATGACGAGAACATGGCTAAGTTGACAGCCACAGGTTCGATGAAACGAGGTACAGATGATCCAGAAGGACGAGGTAAAAAGGTACGCCTCGTGCGTAAGTACAACACTGGCCGTGATTGGGACAGTGGGGCGCCTATTGTTACAAAGTCTGATGGTACTCCTTGGGATTACGATCTTGATGGTACCATTGGTAATGGATCTACTGTAGAAGTACTCCTCTCAGTCTATGATACACGTATGAAAAGTATTGTAGGTACACGACTTGACAAGGTTACTGTCATTGATCATGTAGAATACATCTCACCACAGGACGATGACAGCCCTTCCCCTGTCTTAGAGAAGCCTGTAGTAGCAGCTACTGAAGACTCAGTACTGTTCTAGGGATGTAACTTAGGGGGTGGTTGGTTTCCTTTCCTTTCCCTTCCACCCCCAACTTAAGGAGTGACTATGAAAAATATACAGACATTGGTAGACGATCTGTACCAAGTGATACAAGGCCAAGGTGGTTGGACTAAAAGCATTAGCTCCCAGATGGGTCAGGCTATTGCTGACACTGCCAACAAAAGGTTTTCTAAACCACAGGAGCCACGGGGCTATCTATCTTTATCTTCTATTGGAACTCCTTGTAAGCGTAAGCTATGGTACAAAGTTAATAAAGCTGGTGAAGGTGAGCAGCTAGAGTCCAACACCTTACTCAAGTTCTTCTATGGCGACATGATTGAGGAACTTATCTTGAGCATGACAGTAGCTGCTGGACACGATATGCAAGGGTCACAGGATAGGCTAGATGTTCATGGCATCAAGGGGCATAGGGATGCAGTCATTGATGGTATGACTGTTGATGTAAAGTCTTGTAGCTCCTATGCATTCAGGAAGTTTAAAGAGGGGAACCTACGTGATGATGACCCGTTTGGTTATATATCTCAGCTTAGTTCTTATGTTTATGCAGGTAAGGATGACCCACTTGTTACTGACAAGACTCATGGTGCTTTTCTTGCTATTGATAAGCAGAATGGACATATTTGTTTGGATGTTTATGATTTCACTGAGGAACTAAAGACCAAAGAGTTTGAGATGAAAGAAGCTGTAGCTATGGTCAAGGGTAAGATACCTGAGGATCGTGTCAAGCCAGTACCTCAGTCAAAGACTAGCCCTAACATGAAACTATCTATGGCTTGTAGCTATTGTGAATACAAGAAGCTATGCTGGCCTAACATGCGTAAGTTTGTTTACAGCTATGGCCCAGAGTTTCTTGTCCATGTTGAGAAAGAACCAAGAGTTGCGGAGACAGTAGATGACTAGACAGGCCAAGCAGAAAGGCCGCTTAGGTCAGCAAGAGATTAGGGATAGGCTACTTGAAGCCTTCCCCGAGTTCGAGCCAGATGATATTAAGTCTACTACAATGGGAGAATCAGGGGCTGACATCCAGCTATCTCCTGCAGCTAGGAAGAAGCTACCTCTATCTGTCGAGGTGAAGAGGCGTAAGGCAGAACTTAAGACTGTTTATCGTTTTATGGAACAAGCCTCTAGACATTCAGAGCATGAGCCTGTAGTGTTCTTTAGATCAGACAGAAAACCGTGGGTAGTTATGGTTGGTCTTGATCACTATATAGACTTATTAAGGAATTGGAAAACATGACAGTAAAAATATGGGATATATCAGTAGGGCCAATATCAGTAGACGAAGCACCTGATGATGAAGACTTCCCAGAAGGTTGTAATTATTTTGTCGTCTGTAAAACGGAGATAGATGGTGAGATGGAAGAAGTAAACTTTTGGTTTGAAGACCTTGCGCAGATACATGAATGGCAGAAACATTTTAGAACCAGTATCCAGCCGCTTGAAATAGACGAAGAACACTAGGAGAATAAACATGGCCGTTAGAAAGCCTTTTGAACCACACTTATATGATCGCTTTGACAACCCTGCTAAAGTAAAACTGATCGAGATACTGCAGCATCAGGGGCATGAGATCTCTTCTGTAAAAGAGAACTACTATGCTGATGTAGAGTCAACCCGAAAGGGTATCACCTACTACAGTGAAGCAGAAGTTAAGCGAGGTTGGTCTGAAGACTGGCCTGAGGATTGGACTGAGATTAGAATCCCAGAGCGTAAGACACGGCTACTTAAGAAGTATGATCACAACGTCAACTTCTTTGTGTTCAATAATAATCTAACTGCTTGTTGGAAGATACGTGGTTCTCAGATGACTGATGATACTATCCGTGAGGCTAAGGGTAGGTACATCATGAAAGGTGAAAAGTTCTTTCACATACCCTACAAAGAAGCTGAACTAGTGACATTAAATAGCTTGACCAACAGTCAAGAATCTGTATAACTAGGGGTTTCCAAATGAACTACGAAGTCCACCTAGCAATACTCGTAGATAAAGATGCTAATTTCCTGGAGATTTCTGGGGATAACTGTGGAGTACTAAAAGAGATAATTGAAGATGCTCTGTACGACATAGACGATGTAACCGTAACCCAATGTGAGGTAAATAAATATGACTAAACTAACTCTTGACGAAAACGAATATGAAATTGATGACATGACTGATGAGCAGAAAGAGATCCTAAACATCTTGAATGTAGGCTCCAATGCTTCAGCACTACTAAATCACATCACTCAGTGTGTCACTGCTATTCAGCAGATGAAGACTAATGAATTGAAACAGTCATTGGAAGGTAGTGAGGATGATCAATCGGAGTGATCTAGAAGCGTTTGGCTATTTTGATATGTTTCAGAATAGTCCAGACTACGAAGAAGATCCTGTCCGTTTTTATAGCCAGTTTGTAGAGGACAAGATATTGACTAAAGGGCGTGATCGTCTGATAGAAAATACTCTTGGACTCTCTGGCGAAGCGGGTGAGGTATCTGAGAAAGTAAAGAAGCTCTTTCGTGATAAGAATAAATTCAAGGATGAAGATATACTGAAAGAGTTAGGTGATGTGTTGTTCTACACAGTAGCTTTGGCAAATATCTTCGGGGGTAATCTGCGTAAGGTTATGGAGATGAACATGGCAAAGCTAGATGATAGAGAGCAACGTGGTGTACTAAAGGGAAGCGGAGATAATAGATGAGCAACTACCTACCAACAGACTATCAATCCTTCATTCATACTTCACGGTATGCACGATGGCTTGAAGATGAAGGGCGACGAGAGAACTGGGATGAGACAGTTCAACGATACATAAAGAATGTTGTATACAAAGCCTTCCCTAATAACAATCTAGATAGACCCCTTACTGATAAAGAGTTAGCTTTTGACTGGGGTAAGGTTGAGAAAGAAATTTACGATGCCATTATGTCACTAGAAGTCATGCCCTCTATGAGGGCCATGATGACTGCAGGTCCAGCTGCTACTCGTGACAACACCTGTATGTATAACTGTAGCTACCTACCCGTAGATGACCCTAAGTCCTTCGATGAGGCTATGTTTATCTTGCTCTGTGGTACTGGTGTTGGCTTCAGTGTCGAGCGGCAGTTCGTCAGTAAGTTGCCTGAGATCCCTGAGCTGTTCGTTAGTGAGACTACTATCGTTGTCAAAGACAGTAAGGAAGGTTGGGCTAAAGCTCTTCGTCAAGTTCTTGCTCTCCTCTGGGCTGGTGAAATCCCTCAGTGGGATATTGGTTTAGTACGTCCTGCAGGTGCAAAGCTTAAGACCTTTGGTGGTCGAGCCTCTGGTCCAGCACCTCTTGTTGAGTTGTTCAACTTTGTTATCACTACCTTCAAGAATGCACAGGGACGTAAGCTATCTAGCATTGAGTGTCACGACATCATGTGTAAGATCGGTGAGGTAGTTGTAGTAGGTGGAGTACGTAGGTCAGCTATGATCTCTTTGAGTAACCTCAGTGATGATCGTATGCGTCATGCTAAGTCAGGTGCATGGTGGGAGAATGATCCACAACGTGCCTTAGCTAATAACTCTGTGAGCTACACAGAGAAGCCAGATGCTGTATCCTTCATGCGTGAGTGGATGGCATTGGTAGAGTCAGGAAGTGGAGAGCGTGGTGTATTCAATCGTCAAGCAAGTAAGAAGCAAGCTGAAAAGAATGGTAGGCGTGATCCTAACTATGAGTTCGGGACTAACCCGTGCAGTGAGATCATACTTAGACCGAATCAGTTTTGCAATCTCACTGAGGTTGTGGTACGTGCGACAGACAGCATGGAAGATCTTGAACGTAAGGTTAGGCTGGCTACGATTCTGGGAACCATACAATCCACCTACACCAAGTTTCCATACTTGCGTAAGGTGTGGAACAAGAACACAGAAGAAGAGCGTCTGTTGGGTGTGTCACTTACAGGGATAATGGACAACTCCTTGATGACTATTAAGAACAAAGGCTTGGAGAAGACTCTTGAACATCTTCGTGGGATTTGTATTTCTACTAATGCTGAATGGGCTGACCGTCTTGGTATACCTGTTGCTGCTGCAATTACATGCGTCAAACCGTCAGGGACGGTATCGCAACTGGTGGATAGTGCCAGTGGCATACATGCTCGCCATAGTCCCTATTATATCCGTACTGTGCGTGGTGATAATAAAGACCCCCTAACACAGTTCATGACTGATCAAGGTATACCTAGTGAGCCTTGTGTTATGAAGCCAGATCAAACAACAGTATTTAGTTTCCCTGTGAAGTCTCCGACTAAGGCAGTGGTTACTGAAGATATGACAGCCATTGAACAACTTGATACTTGGCTGATGTATCAACGACATTGGTGTGAGCATAAACCCTCAGTGACAATCAATGTTCGTAAGGATGAGTGGTTTGAAGTAGGTGCCTTTGTGTACAAGTACTTTGACGAGATGTCAGGTGTATCTTTCTTGCCTTACAACGAGCACACTTATCAACAAGCACCTTATCAAGAAGTAGATAAGGATCAGTATAAAGACTTGCTTTCTTCTATGCCATCTGCTATTGCTTGGAGTGAGCTGGCTAACTACGAGAAGGAAGACAACACAGTCTCAATGCAGACAATGGCCTGTACAGGTGATGTTTGTGAGATGGTTGATATAACATAGGAGAAATAAAATGTATGTTCTAGTGCTCATAATGTTCTTTGAAGACAGGTATAAGATCAAAAGTCATGATACGTTCTTCCCAAGTCAAGTTGCTTGTCATCAGTTTGCAGCTCCACTTAAAAAAAGACTTATGGACACTAGACCTTCACCCAACTCTGATGTAAAATACTATTGTTTTGAAATCCCTAAAGAGGTTTAAATGAAATACGATCCAGTAAACAGTCCAGCACATTACAAGTTAAGTGGTGGTATAGAGTGCATTGATTATATTAAACAGGTGCTAACCCTTGATCAGTTCATTGGTTACTGCCACGGTAATATGATCAAGTATCAACACAGGTACATGTACAAGGGTAACCCTGTTCAGGACATGGAGAAAGCAGAATGGTATTTAAACAAGATGCTAGAGGCAATGGAGGAAAAACACAAATGAGACCATACGAAGAAGGCATAAAGGACTTTAGGGAAGGCAACTTAGGTAATCCCCATAGACCTAATACGAAGCAGAACAGGGAGTGGGAGATGGGCTTTAACAAAGCTTACTTCCGTAACCTTGAAAGGGTTAAGTTGAATGAACAAAAACAAAAAGAGTCTTGAAGAAGAGGCCAAAAGTTACAGGCAGAAAAAGATAAAGCCACCGCTGAAAAACAAAGCACTTACTTCTCGTAGGTACTTAGCTGGTCAAGCGATGGCTGCGTTGTTATCAAGATCTCCAGGTCACATACACAGAGGAGATATAAAGCGTGAGTCATATGATTGGGCTGACTTCATGTTAGAGGATGATGATGAATAACAAAAGGGGGCTTCAAGTGGCCCCCTTAAGTTTATT